TGCCAACAAACCTAACGACTCATTCGGAACAATCAACAATGATTCGTTATATCGTGGAAAGCACCGCGAAGATGTCTACAAGGATGACGACGAAGACAACGAAGCGGAAGAGACTGTAGAAGCACAAGAGGCGGACCCCGAAGAGGCTACTCCGCAACAAGCAAACAGTTTCGTAGAACAAAAGCAAGAAGCGGAACACGATTACAAGAAACGATACGACGACTTGAAGCGTCACTACGATACAAAAGTAAATGAGTTCAAGCAGGAAATCGCGGAACTAAAAACGGCTATGCAATCTCCTCAAGCACAGATGCCAAAGGGGGTAGCAATGCCGAAGACTCCAGAAGAACTGCAAGCATTCAAAGAACAGTATCCAGAGGTGTTCGAAGTCGTACAGACCGTTTCATCTTATCAGGCTGAATCACAGGTTGCCGAACTCCGGGAGGAACTAGGCACCATCAAAGAGCGTGAAAAGGAACTCGAAAAGCAGAAGGCTTATCAGCAACTGCTCAATCATCATCCGGACTTTGATGAAATCAAGTCGGACGAAAAGTTTCTTTCGTGGCTCGAAGAACAGCCTGAGTCGATCTCAGATGGCATCTACAAAAACAATACGGATGCTAAATGGGCGGCACGGGTCATAGACCTCTACAAAGCCGATACGAATGTACCGGCAAAAAAGAAGAAGACCACAAAACCTTCTGCGGCAGACGCAGTTACCAAGACCTCTGCGAGAGAAGTAGCTACGACTAAGGTCGAAGGCAAAGTGTGGAAAGCTTCTGAAATCCGTAGTCTCAAGCCGTGGGAGTTCGAGAAACTCGAAGAGGAACTCGACGCTGCACGTCAAGAGGGACGGATCGACCCTAACAACTAACCTTAACCTCAAAAAGGAAGGAAAGAACCAATGGCATTTGGTACTGCTGCAGGCTATGGTAACCTGCCCTCCGGTAATTTTGCACCGGAGATTTTCAGCCAAAAGGTTCTCAAGTTCTTCCGTCGTGCTTCGGTTGTAGAAGATATTACTAACACCGACTACGCGGGCGAAATTGAAAACTTCGGCGACACGGTTCGCATTATCAAAGAACCAACAGTCACTGTCTCATCGTATACACGGGGTTCCGTCGTAAACGCGCAAGACTTGGCTGACGATCAAATCACGATGGTCGTTGACAATGCAAACGCTTTTGCATTCAAGATCGACGACATCGAAGAGCGGCACTCGCACGTAAACTTCGAAGCACTTGCTACCTCATCTGGTGCATTTGCCTTGAAGCGTAAGTACGACGCGAACGTCCTGCAAGCTATCTCTGATGGCGCAGGTATCGCAGGTGCTGACGACGCTTCACTTTCTGGCGGTCTTACGACTACTAACTCCGCTCTGGGTACGGCGTCTGCTCCTATCAACGTAGAAACTAACGATGCTGGCATCAACCTGATGCTGCTGATGGCACGTACACTGGACGACCAGTCTGTGCCGGAAGAGAATCGTTGGTTTGTAGCACCTCCGATCTTCTACGAGAAGATGTTCCAAGCCGGTAATAAAATGGCTGAAGTACAGGTAACCGGCGATGCTACTTCACCACTGCGTAACGGTCTTGCTATTCCGGGTACCCTCGCTGGTTTCCGGTGCTACAAGTCCACCGCGCTCAACTCTACAGCAGGTACCGATCAGGTAACCCTGTCTGGTGTGGCAACTGACGCTTCTGAGAACATCGTTCTTGCGGGCCATATGTCGTCCACCTCCACTGCTTCGCACATCGCTAAGACCGAAGTGGTTCGTTCAACTGAGTCGTTCTCTGACGTTATTCGTGGTCTGCACGTTTTTGGTCGCAAAGTTCTGCGTCCTGAAGCTGTCGTTCGCGGCGTCATCGACTTTGCGTAAGGGGAGATATATAAATGGCTACTTATGATCGTACCATTACCGGTGGAGGAACCGTTGGTCATCCGGCTAACCTGCCTCGCCCGTATGTTATCACCTCTCCGGTCTACGACGCGGTTGATAACACGTCCCTCGCTGGGGCTGATATTGTCAAGATGATCGATCTGCCTGCAGATACGATGGTAATCGGCGGCGCACTTGAAGTCCTTGAGGCTTCGGGCAACTCCTCCGTGACGCTTGACGTGGGTACCAGCACTGACGTTGACTCACTGGTTGACGGTGGCGCAAGTAACGCTGCTGCAATCATTCAGTTTAACCTGAAGGCTGCAGGCGTGAACATGGTCACTGCTGCTGACTCCGTTCAGGTGACTGTGCTTGACTCCGGATCGTCCGGCACGACTGCACTGCGCTTCCGTGTACACGCCGTCCTGTGCGACGTGTCACAGAACCCTGTTGAGTCTGCTACAGTTTCGACTGGCACATAATACTATTCAAGGGGGCAGGGCAACTTGCCTCCTTGACCTTTTTTTTAATTCGTGATATATACGTTCATCCCCACCGGGGTAAACTCTACTGGAGATGACGATGAATTACATCACAAGCAATATACCCTACTTTAAGGCATGGGTTCGAAGAGAATACACAACAAATCATGATCGCTATCAGGGTGAATTTTTACACGCGATGGTTATCGGAGTCACTACTCTACCCATGCGAACCCTGTCTTTTCAGGTTCTGTTTACAGGATGCGACGAAGAAGAGAATGTACACGGGGGAGCAATGTGGGCACGTATGCCCCTTACAGCCCTCGTAGGAGATACACCCTTCGATGAGTGGCCTACACCAATGCCGACATACTTGGCTCAACCGTGGGACTGTCAATCACATCATCATTCGGTGTTCGTATTGAATAGGGGTACGCCCTGCCCGTGGTTGGCAAAAATAGACGGGGAGTTTTACCCTGCAAAATACTACTTCACTGTGGACTACACAGACACTGAGGTAGCAGATGATCCAGCACAACACAAACAGAGTCACGTACTCGAACTCTTGGATGCTGGCGAGTGGACAGGAAACATAGTTGCCCTACCAAACAACAGGGTACGAGTTACGAACCCAGCGTGGTTTGTTACGGGCGATGGCCCACCGGACTTCGCTCCTAGTCAGTGGGTCCATCATTCCAAACAAGACCCGAACTATGTAAGTGATACAGCACGGGTATTCGACAACCTCTATGCGGAGAATGATTATGAAGAAGATGACGAAGAAGAGTAAAGGCATGAAGCGCGGCGGTAAAACCAAAGCTAAAGGCATGGCTAAAGGTGGTATGCGCGGCGGTCGCAAAATGATGCGTAACGGCGGCAAGGCCATGAAAGCTAAAGGTATGGCTAAAGGCGGTAAGCGTGGCGGTGCTAGAAAAATGATGAGTGGCGGCGGTAAAGCAAAAGGTAATGCCCGTGGCGGTAAAATGACTGTTGCTTCACTTCGTAGTGCAGCGAACAAGCTAGGTTACAAAATTGTAAAAAAGGCGTAGTCGGATGGCACGTCGCGGACTATATGCAAACATAGCAGCCAAGAAGCGTCGTATCAAAGCGGGCAGTGGCGAGACTATGCGTAAACCCGGAAGCAAGGGTGCGCCTAGTAAAGCCAACTTCCGTCGTGCTGCACAGACTGCAAGGAGAAAATAATGGCGCAACTCACATCTAGAGATAGAAATCGTGTAAAAAAGGTTGCTAGAGGCTTGAAGAAAGCTGTTAAAGCCCACACGGGGCAGCATAAAACTCTTCAAAAGGTTTTAGGACGCAACGGAACCAAGCGGTCTTCGGCAAAAAGGAAAAAGTAGCATGGCAAAGAAAGCACCATCCAAACCCAAGAAGAAGTCTAAGGGCGCAACCCCCAAGAACAAGGCACTCTATGCTCGTGTGAAGGCTGAGGCCAAGCGCAAGTTCGATGTTTATCCTTCAGCGTATGCAAATGCTTGGCTTGTTCGTACGTACAAGAAGCGTGGCGGGACGTACGCATAATGGCTAAACCGAAGGGCGGCTTAACTAAGTGGTTCAAGGAAGACTGGCGGGATGTGAAGACCGGCAAGAAGTGTGGCCGTTCTGGGTCTGAAAAGAAGAAACGACCCTATCCCGCCTGTCGTCCAGCCAAAGTCGCAAAGCGCATAACAAAGAAAGAAGCTGCGAAGAAGACCGGCCCCGGCAGGGTAAAGTGGTCCGTAACAGCTTCGGGCAGAAGGAGGAAGGCGAATGGCAAAAAGAAAGCCTGACAATATGCCTGCCCGCAACAAGAAGAACTTCCGCCCCACAAAGAAGGGTGCGGGTATGA